TCACAAATCCCTTTAACGATGATATCTCCTTGACCGATTGTGAAATAGTTCTTCATCTGGTCATTTGGGATTTTTATCCAATCCTGCTTTTCAAGGAATCTATTGTCCTTCGGGATTCTACATACAACTGATTTTGAATCGAGAGTGACTTCGCCAATCTGAACAGTCTGTCCACTTAATTGCCAGAAGCAGTCTGTAATCACCTGCCTATACCAAGTCACTAAGTTTGTCTGCGCATCAGTGAACTTGTTATAAATTGTGACTGTGGTTTCCCACCATACAGGATATCCGGGTTTACTCATCGGGATATACTCCTCTGTACAACAGCAATCTACCTGCTTCATTCATAACGCCTTGCAGATACTTGTCAATCGCATCTTGGCTTTCTGATTTAACCGAATCCATCAAGTCCTTAGCACTAAGAATGTTATAACTAATGGATACTCCATCATTGGACTGAGATGCGATTGTCTTTTGAGTATCTACTGCCCCGCTACCACTTGCGTTTATGATTCCGGATTTGGAATACGCAAGACCAATTAAGTACTTCATCAATCTCTTCAACTCATCGGGAAAAGTTGTATCCTTCTTGAGTCGATTGAATGTATACCAGTTGACAAGAGCTTCAGCTTCGAATTCTAAATCATTAAAGGTGGCTTCATCCAAGGCACCGCCCATATTCTGATATTCTGCATATGTGAGATACATTGAAATCCACCACCTTTCAGATTAGTTCTTCTTGCTGCTCTTGGATTTGCTGCTCTTGGTCTTACTCGATGTAAGGACCGGAGGCTCATCAACAGGTTCACCTGCAATTTCTACCTCGGGAACTTCGACCTCTTCTACTTCGACTTCCTCGGGTTCGGGAGCCGCTTTAGGAGCCTTAAGTTCTGCAAGCTCAGATTGAAGTTCTACAACCTTGGACTTGAGTGCTTTTATCTCGTCCAGCGCCTTTGAATACTCAGCCTTTAAGACATTGATATCCGAAGGGATGCTCTTGACAACGACCTTGCCACTCGCATCTACTACATCGTAGCCCTTTGCAACATATCTGTCGACTTCATCAACCGGAATGGTCAGATACTTGTTGCCGCTTCTTACTTCTACAGTCTGCATGGTTCCTCCTATCAAGTTCCGCTGGAGCTGCCGCCCTCAGTGATGTTGAACTGGATTGCATCGCTCTTCTTGTTAAGAATGAAGACATCCTCGAAGGACTCCTCGTAGTAAACGTACTTGCCTTCAGAAAGAGCATTGGGATTATCAAGTCTTGAGAAGGTGTAGGATACGGGAGTGATGACTGCAAGAGGATGAACAAGGAACATGTTAATCTGGCTTGCAGATGCCTTGGGCTTGTAGCCTACGGTGAAGTCGTAAGCGGTCTTCATGAGAGTCGCAGGAACAGGAACGATAGTAACCTGGTCGAGTCTGTTCACTCTGCGGTCGATTGCATTGGGTCCGGAAGTGATATCCATCGAGCGAGAAATCTTGTCTGCATTCTTGAGGATGGTGTTAACCTCGTGAGTGACATAAAGGATTCTGCCGTTTGCAGGAACCATTGCGTTATCCATCTTGAGCATGAGGTCATCGAATACTCCGAGGATAGTGGAAACGGTAAGTGCAGTGGTATCGGGAGTGTGAAGCTCCTGAGTACGAGGATTCCTGGTGGTGAGCCAATCAGTGAAGAGCTTGGATACGGTGTATGCATCCATCTCGGGGAACTTCTGCTCCTCGTTGAATACCTGCGTGATGTTAGCGATGGTAGTAACCATGTTGGTCTGGTCGACATCCATAGGATGTACGAGAGTGGACCACTTTCTCTCATTCTTGAGAGTCTTGGTCTCCCACGCGTTGTCGTAATTTCTCTGTGCGAATGCTACAGTGTCTCTGTCAGCATCAACACGACCGGTGGTAGAAATGCTGGGAATCTCGATGGTCTTCGCATTAATCCAGCGATATCTGTTGTTGTTAGGGGTAGAGTAGAGTGCTCCGAAGTTGAGCATGTAGGGCCACATCTGGGAAAGGGCTCTGCTATACTCGGTTGCGTAGTTAAGTGCGGGCATGCTAGTGCCGCCGTTGTTTGCGGGTGCTCCCATAATATTTTTCCTCCATTATTCTTGTGGTATAGGTCTCACCGGAGTAAAATGAAATGCATTCAAAAATCCGCCTGTAGGGTCGGGAGTGTGTGCATCATCAGCTCCCGGTGTAGAGCTTACAAACTGGGGTTTAGGGTCTTCATCGTAATCATCGTCGAAGTCGTCATCATAAGAAGTCATGAATGCATCAGCATTTGCCTCTTCATATGACTTAGCGAAATCTTCGGCTCCGAGGATTGAATTCCCTTCCATCTTGAGCTGCTTTGCAATCATTGACTGGATGAAATCCCTCTTCGCGGCTTGGCTTGAAAAGCTCTTGGTGCCTGCAAATTCTTTTACTGCAAATTGATAAGCCTGCTCAGAGAGCTGCTTCTTATATGCTTTAGAATCCGCATCGTATTTACCCTGAAGGGTCTCGAGCTGGGTCTGCAGTTCAGTGAGCTTTGATGTATCGGCTCCTGCTGCTTCAAGCTGCTGTTTGAGTGCTTCCAAGTCAGTGTCACGAGTTGAAATCGTACCATTAAGGGTTTCGATTTCCTTGGCCTTGGCTTCGAGTTCTGATTCGAACTTGTTCTTGGATACATATCCGCCCTCATTGAGGTCTACGAGCTTAACATTGTTATTCTTAACAAGGTCCATAAACTGCTCATAGCTAAGAACACCGTCTTCTGCCTGGTCAAAAAGTTCTTTTACATCCTTCATTCAATTGCCTCCATTCTTTATCTCTGTTATTTATAACCGCGCATTACAGTCTGCGCTGAATGAGCGTTTCTTTATATCTCTTTACGCTAGAGTTATATAATAAACACCTCTCGGTGATTATTTTTTAGTTAACTTCTCGATTATCTCCTTCATCACTTTGTCATATCCGACAGTGGCACAAAGGAATGAAAGAAATGAGAATGCGATAATCAAAACAATCAAGGGAGCAGTAACCGGAGTAGCTGTGTAAATGACATATCCGATTGAAGCTCCTACTGCAAGAACTACTGATATGATTGCTGCAAGAACAGTTGCATTGCAATCTTTCTCCATTGACTTGAGGATATTCTTAATACCTTCCACGGTCAATGCGGTAGTAGCTGCGATAATCGCAAGGGCTGATACAAAAAATGTTATGTTCATTTTTCCTCCAAATCTGCAAGTCTATGGTTGATTACTTTTATCTGTTCTTCAACAACGGGCATCCGGGAGGCAAAGTTGTTATGCTTCTTAACCTCTTCAGTGAGGGCATCAAATTTCTCTGCCGTAGATTTCTGATACATCTCAAACTTTGTTTCCATAACCGCATTGGCCTTCTCAAGCTGATTTTCGACTCTTCGATTACTTAAAGAATTGGATATCATTACTCCAAGTAATGAACAGCCTCCGCCTATGAGTGCCACCGTAATATTTGCATCCATATCATTGCCCTCTTAAATATATTTTAACACTAATCCACAAAAGATAAATAGTATAACACTTTTATTTTGTTATTTTTTAAATCCTTCAACTTTGCAGTTATTCATCTTTCGGGACAAACCACATTCTTCGCTGAAGGCATTATAGGCTTTCTGTAGTCTTGATAGTTTTGCTCTTGCTTCTTTTTCAAACTCAGTATCACCAGATTCACGAGCGGTCATTATATCACGCTTTGCTTGTCTGATATCTCGTTCAAGCCTTCTCTGCTCCTGGCTACACTCATATAGAGTTCGATGTCTTCCGCTCTTATCGGTATAGCCTTTGTGATTCCGCTTCTTCATCTCTTCGAGTTGTTTCTTTGTAAAATTGGGTTTATTTACTCCGATGATTATCGAGTATGTGAAGTGTCGACAATTATAATGTCCAATAGGTCTCTTTATAGCTTCGAATTTCTCTCCATCGATATCCTGGAAAGGCTTATCATTCTGCAGCTTCTCATATTCCTCGTTCGTGAACTGATGACCTTGGACCGGTTCATGGTCAGGAGCTGACATCTCATGGACTGTGATTTCTTTGCCATCTGCTCCGTACTGCTCTCCGGTGATATCCTGGACAGCTTGGTTAACCTGTCTGATACCGTCCATCAGATTTCTCTTCACGGCTACATCAAGTTGCTGCGTATAGACTCTTCCGCTCTCAGTATCATAAGATACAGTTCTGATGCCACTTTCTGAGAGCTGCTTCATCGTCCTGCGCATCGCTGTATTATAATCGATGGCTCCGGTAGTTACTGCTTGGACCGCCTCATCTACAACTGAGTAATATGTCTTGGATATCTTAGTAGGAATCAGCTTCTTTGGATTCTTCCTATCTCGTATCATAAATGCCCGCGCATTCGATAGATTGATATAAGTCTCTGCGGTCTGCTTTGCTATTGCTTTAACAGCTTGCTGGAGTTCTATATTAGCCTCAAATGGGATAAAGGGCTTCTGACGATAATCATAGTAAGGCTTAGTATCTATATAAGCATCCTTTGCCACCTCTTTAATGAGCTGCTTTATCTGCTTCTCATTCAATCCGGTGAGCTTTGCAATCATCTTGTTTATCTTTCTTACATCAGCTCCCGATTTCAGGATTCTCTCCAACTTATAGACATCAGAGGGCAAAAGATGTCCAATCTCTTTCACCCTCTTTGCAATCGTTTCAACAACATAAGTATTGATTGATTCTTGTCTATCAATAATTGGTTGCATTAAATTGTCAATAGCATTTTCTGATAACATATTTCAGATTGCCCTTGTGATTTAATCTGTGGTCTTGGTGTATTCAACAACAGCTCTCCAAGTTGCACCATTCGGTACACCACTACCTGTATTACTTCGAATAAGATTTGAACTAGTGTCGATATACGCCATAATCCAAAAATCGCTTGCGGCATATTGTCCAGAGAAGTTACCGCCACCAGTATTATTATTGTGATTTGCAGCCACTACGTGAACATCCACAATAGTATCATAGCCTGAGCGTGGAAATGATTCCGTTACTGTGCCACCTTTAGTAAATAATCCCGACACTTTCCTATAAATCGGCTTACCATCTATCCACACCTTGTTGGTCTTGGTTTCGGAAGTGGAATAGGTGTCCTCATAGGCAGGTCCATCACACGCTGCTGTCCACACATTGTCAGCCTTGGTAATAGACCATCTATTCAGCATTCCCAACTCTTCACACCATTCAAGAACCGCTATGGAACTTGAGGTCAAAAGCGTTGCAAGGTATGAAAAGTATACTCCATTGAAACGAGCACATGCCATACCATTAAAGCCTTGTGACATAGCAGACATGTAGGCATTATTATTGAATATGCTTTCCAAGACGGTCTTTCTGTTTGACTCTGCATGAGATGCACTTGTGGAATACCATTTCTGCGGAATATAGAAATTTGATAACTTTCCTAATGCCTCTTCAACAGTAGCCTGACTTATTCCCCCTATAACCAAAGGCGTTGCAAGGTCTTTCTTCTGATAATCATGCAGGTCGAATGAATTGCCCATGTAGTTAAACATATAGGTATCAGGACCAGCATTGATAATTCCTACGTTATTGCCTGCTGATATGGGAATGCCTGCGCCCTGTATGAATAGAGCGGTGGTTGTTCCGCTGTCTGCCATCTCATAGACATTTCCGACATTTGCTTCAATCAGCAACTCACTTGTGAGGTCTGCACAATACAAATCTCCACGAGGAGTGTAAACGCTCGTCAATGCTTGATTGATTGCTTGTGCTACTGCATTTGATTCGACAGGCTGTTTAAGTCCGGGACGAACAGTATCTGCGATTGTCAAAAATCCAAAATCATAATCTGCATTAGAAGATTTTACGATTACTTGACCTGTTGCTCCGCCTGTGGGCATTCCGATTCCCTGCTCACCTTGGATACCTTGTGCACCAGTATCTCCTTTATCTCCCTTGTCGCCCTTGTCTCCTTTATCGCCCTTTTCGCCTTGAACACCTTGCGCTCCGGTATCACCCTTGTCACCTTTCTCACCCTTAACACCTTGTGATGCAAGATGAACTACAAGTGAATAAGGAGGAGTGCCAGAACCGGTGTATCTGTAAACGGGATATCCGATTGACTGAGAAGGGTCTTCAGGGTCGTAATCCTCCTGCATGACCATGAACATAAGTCCAATCTCGGGAAAATCAGATGCATTAAATTCTGAGATGTCATCATACTGCTTATAAATCAAGAAAGGATATCCATCATCACCCTTAGGTCCTTGGATACCTTGAATGCCCTGTACGCCTTGAGGTCCAGTAGGTCCTGTAAGTCCGGTATCACCCTTTACTCCAGCAGGTCCTTGAACACCTTGTATTCCCTGCGCTCCTTGAGGTCCAATCGCACCTCTGTCTCCTCTGTCGCCTTTATCACCCTTGGCTCCATCCATTACATCCATCGTATCGGTATGCTCTACATTATCGGTATCTACCCATACATAAGTGACGCGATGTCCGCCGGTGATATTAACAATGCTCTGAATCTGACAAGGAACACCTTTTAATGCTCCGACTCCAACGAGTGAGTCTTTTGTAAATTTCTCACTTATGGCTAATACTTCTTCCGGTTTAAGTGCCATTTTAACTCACCTCCTCATTAAGTCCAATTCCAGGTTCCGTCTGATTTCATGAATGCCAGCTCACCAGAGGCAGTCATTACAGAGCTTCCGAAGTCTATCTCATATCCCGCAGGAAAACCCTGGATATCAAGAGTGCCAGTGATTTCAGCCTTCGTATCTGCGAAAAGAGATACGGTTGCTTTCTTCGTCTCAGGATTGAGTGATATGCTTGTTACCTTTATCATTTCTTATTCCTCCTTAGTCTGTGATTTAGGGTTGGAGTACAACTTTTACACGAGTAGGATTCGTGATGAACCACTCTTTGATAACTCTCGCTTCGAGGGTATCTTCAAGGTAGTGATATCCGCTAGCATTAAATGTGATGAGTTCTTCATTATTATCTACAACGGTTATCTGAACACCTTCGGTCTTAAAGGTTGATAAGAAAGTTTGTAGTGTCATTCTTCTTCTCCTTTATCTTTTTTATCCTTGTTGTTATTCTTCTTGCCGAAATTAAACTCACGGTCATCGTTGTTCGAATTAAGAATCATGTCATTCTCAGCATCTTGCAGTGATTCTTCGCTGGCTTCCTTGAGTGCTTGTTCAGCCTGTCTCTTAGTCTCTCCGAAATACCACATTCTGGTTTCAACCTTGCTTGACAATCCGTTCTGCATGAGCGTGATTCTCTTGCCAAGCTCAGTATCTACATCAACGATGATTGAATCATCCCATTCGAAGCTCACATCATACTCACCTTCCTTGGTGATTTCATAAAGGTCACAATACGCATTCATGATGTAGATAACATCTCTGAGTGTATCTTCAATCGCCTGCTGGATGTCTGCATTAGTCTGATAAGAACGCTGCTTGAGGATTTTTAACTCCGTAGCGGTTCTTGCTTCAGTAGCTGCATCTGACAAAGTTCCTCTCGAAAGACCGGTGACATCTTCTATCCTCATCAAGATTGTATTAAGGCCTTGGACAAATGAGGCATCACGAAGGGTCGGAGCATAAGGCTGATAGGTATCGGATTCACCAAGGTCGACCTTTCTGAAGAGTCTTGCCTGCATGTGATTAGGTCTTGTGTGATAATTGCCCTTGCCGTCCTCCTGGAAGCTCATAGCATCACGGTCAATATCGATTGCCATCTCACCTGCTTCGTACTCCCAAAGGAGTCTGGAATACTGCATATCAGCATCTTTGATGAGGCTCACAGCTCTGCTATATCCGGATACTCCAAGAGGTGAGCTGGTGTCTATCGTATTGGCTTCGGGCATCTTGAAATATGCAAACAGAGGTTTCTGGATATTCTTGATAACAACCTTGTCTTTCAAATCCTTCCAGCTGGATACTACCGTCAGAGGAACTTCCTGTCCTAAATCAACCCCGCTTGTATCTCCACCTTGGTTATCCTTATTGGAGGATTTAAAAGCTTTGTTGATAATCGTGACCGTATTATTCTGCCACTTATGATACTCGAGTCTCCTGAAAATGATATCTTTCTCAGTCTGAGTCTGGATAAATGCAGCTTCTGTAATCTGACCGCTAGCATCGAATGCAAGAGGATAGAAGTTATCAGCTTGGATGAAATCGAACTCCATCTGCCAATCGACCTTTTCTCCCTTGCCATCTTTTGCTTTCTTGGGTTTCTTATCACCCTCTTCGGGTTTCTCTACCGGATTTGCTACAAGATAGGGTTTGATAACAAGTCCGCCTTTGGCAATGCCATACTCAATCTGAGTGCGAAGTTTTCTCTTGAGCTTCTTATACTGCTCATTAAGATATTCAGCTCTTGCTGTATCAGAGACCGGTTTATCCTCAATGATAGTTTTAGGCTCCATCGAAGGAACCAGATTGCCATATTCATCGGGCTCGGGCTCAGTATAATCCGGATTCTCCTTCTCAACCTCTTTTGTGGGAGTTGTTATTTCACTCTCCATTTCAAGCAGCGCTGTCCTTGCTTTCTCACTCGCAATCAGAGCAGGGAGTCCAAGAGATACAATCCTAACAGGGTCATAGTCTGTTGGCTCCTTTAACCACGGCGCTTGATTCTTATACATGGCGCTCCATTCCTCTATCGCATTTTCCATCTGCGAAGACATGATAGGAGTTACATGTAGCGTTTGTTCAATCGTTCTTCCGCCAATCATCTTCTTCAGTATCTCCTTTAGTTTTGTTGAAATCAATGACCATAGTGACATATTCATTTACCTCTATTGTTTATTATACAATAAACCTCAATAGAATTAAATCCAAAAAATCACTGCTCCTCTTGTGATTCTTCTTTATCCCTCACTATATACTGAATCTCTGCTCCGCAATGACAACAATGACACAGGTGAGCTACTCCTTCTCCAGACTCTCCTATTTCATCGAGGTTAAAGTCGGAATCCCAGACCACACTGTAGTGTCCACAATGAAAGCATTGATAGGCTCCTTGCATCCTGTTAATCTCCTTTCCTCAGCTCTAAGTTGTTGGCTCAGTTTTTTAACAAGGTCTTCGTCTTCAAAATCAAGTGACCTGCATATCTTAGTTCTCTTCGACCAGCTTGACCCTTTCAGGAGCCAATCGATATGCTCAACAAGTGTTGGAGCTAAATTCAATACGACCATCTTCTTATGCATCGCTTTGATATACATCTTGAAACACCAGTCATCATGGACGCCTTTCTTCCAGTAATCCGCATAGACCGGATTGCCGATGATATCCGAGCGTATCCATCTCGCAGCATCAATGGCAATCTTATTTGGAATCCTGATGCAAGGAAATGACCACCAGATACTTTCAACCGGCTTATATCCCGCTTTGCCAATGTCGTCATATAGCTTGCTACCGAATCCGCAGACCAGTCCTACATCAAACTCTTCTGTTCTCTCCTTGAAATCCTTGCAGATTAATACATCATCTTGGAGATGCCAGGTGCCATCTATTTCGGGGTCTAGCTGCTCACATGATTTGAGCCATGCTTCAAGGTTGCCTTCTCCATTTGCATCGTTGTAGATTTGGATATCCTCTTCAGCAATGCCTTGAGCTATCATCGAAGGTTTCAGATATGCTTCGACATAATGTAATCGTCCCGGATATGTATGTATCAAGTATCTTGGCATTCGTTAATCCTTTCCTGCAGCTTGACTGCATCTAAAGGCTCATCGATATCGCAGCTATAATCATTGATGACCGTATAGTTTGTATAATCAATCTGATTGAGCGGAGTCTGTTTAACCACTTGCCATAATTCCCATGCGATAGGCTCTCGACAAAATAATCCCTGCTCTGCAAAGTCTTTAACAAGCTGGATTGCTTCTTTGAAATGCTTCTGGTCTACGACCTTGAATGCAAGAGGCTCAGCCCATCGCTTGATATAGTTCTTGGCAAATGGTGGAGCCGATGCAAAAAACTCGACATCAGTTGTAGAGCCATTAATTATCGTCTGTATTGCATGTCTTGAATATACGACATCTCCAAAGAGATAACAAGTAGGCTCATCGGTCGGATAGAAGGCTTCGACCCATCTGCCTATATGCTTCCAATAATTGAAAGTGTTCTCGTGATGTAAGACCTCTACTCCGAATCCATCGAACCTAGGGTCATTGGAGCTGATTGCTATGTCATCGATTCCTTCTTCTCTGAGTAAGCGTATCGTCCTGGCAACTATCGGTTCATCATTTATCCTTGTGAGCTGCCTTGGCTCATCAAATGTTGGATTATTGGTGCCACACATGATTATGTATTTCATAATAGCATCTCCTTTAACACATTGGATAATGTACAGTTATAGGCTAATACTTCTTGCTCTCTCAGCTCCTTATACCAACTAGGGGTCCAGGAGTTATGCAGCATCAGCAGCGGAGCCGTATCCAAGTCGGCTAAGTGATAATCTTTCTCAAACCAAAACCTACGATACTTATCCCATCTAGATACACCATTCATCATGTAGGTCTCGGGCCATGATTTCTTGACCGATGCAATCGTGATGTCTTTGTTCTTCTTGACATACTCATCAGTGAATGCATTGCCCATGATATCCCAATTAGCAGGGGTCTTGGCATTCTCTAACATGTTGTCCTGGTATTTGCTCCATAATAGATACATCGGCTCATAGGGCTTTGTATGCAGATATCCGATTGTGTTCGCTCTGGTCTCTGGATATCCAATCATGTTCTCTGTCGGTAGAGCTGCATATCGCATTATCGTATCAGCATCTAGCCAATATCCGCCCTGGTCTCTCAGCACATGGACCCTTATACAATCTGCTTGCTGAGGAAGAGTGAATCTCTTCAGCTTGTCAATCGATAGGTCTGTAAACTGGCGCAGATTGTCGTAGTTGAGTTCTATGTAACTGACTTTCCAAGTCTTCATGCACAATTCGATATATGCAGGTTTCTTGCCTTCCCAAAATGTAAAGACCGGTTCAGTCGTGATTACATCATTCATCTTTTGCCCTCTGCTATCTCTTCCTTGCCACATACTACGTAGTGATAGTAATACATGGGGTTGTTGTTATCAAATGCTTCGCGTAGGTCCTCATACTTTGCTTTATATGCCTTGGCATCAAACTCTGCGCTGGCTTGTCTCAGCTCATTCATGCCAAAAGTCGTGAAGTGTGTCCAGAGCATCTGGTCGCTTGTGCCGTAGATTGACATCGCCACATCCTCGTTATGCTCTTTGTAATATGTAGGGTCAAACACCGGTGCGTAGTCATATCCATTGAGCCAATAGCCTTCGCTCACTCCGGGATTGATAATGCAACCTCTGAACTTATATTCGCTGCTCTGACCCCAGTTGCCATTGCTATTCTTTCTGGTCTGAGTCCAGAACGCATTCTTGGCATTGTATCCGGATTCGCTAGTCAATATCGTATTAGCATCGAGGATAGCTTCTACAACAGCAACATGTCCTGCTCCATCAGTACCACTCAGCGTGCTTCCTTTCTGCCATACCATGATTCCACCGAGAGTGGGCTTAGGAGATATCTTCAGACCCATCGCCATGGCTCTTTCGATGAAATTCTCTGCATTGCAAACAAGCTGATACTCAATGCAAGGCTTTCCGATTATCTCAGCGAATCGCCCGTTCGCATAGCCGACACAGTTGGCAAGAACAGTTGCATTCGGGTCTGTAGGCTTTCCTTGGCAAGCTGCTGAATATCCTCCATCGGCTTTGCGGATGTAATACGGGATGTTTTGAGGTTTGCTTGTTCTCATTACAAAATTTGCCATGATTAATTTCCCTTTCTGTTTGCATATTTCTGGAGTGCATATCTTACAGCATCGATAGAGTGGTTATTCTCATCTGGATATGCGGAGATGAAGTTGCCATCTCTGTCCTGCTCGTATTCGTATTGAGTAAACTCTTTATAGGTCTCGGGGCATCTGCGCTTGTCTATGTAGATGTTACGAAGGCCTTGCAGCCATTTGATGCCATATCGTACTGAGTCTGGGCCTTTGTCGGCTCCTCTGATGAATGCTCCATATGCTTTGAAGTCTGCGATTGATTTCTCTTCGGCGCTATCAGCTATAACAAGCTCTTCCTTCTTAAGCTTCTTCTCTTCTTCGTAGAGGATATCGAACACAACCTTGTTTCTGGTCTTGACCGTGGAATACTCATCGAAGATGTAGAGGTCCAGATGCTTCTTGTCAAAATACATCCTTACAAATCTGAAAGGGTCTTTTGCAAAACCCCAGTCGATGCCATTGTATATCTCATCGAATGTTTGCCACATAGGCAGCTGCTTGATTACATTGCCATATCCATCGGTTATATCGATGAGCTTCTCCATATCCAAATCACTTGCATTGGGAAATACATCACCACCGGTTCCTACAGGTACTCCGAGATACTCATGCTCATAGGCTTTTGGATTCTTCTCTTTCAGCTCCTGAGCCTCATCGAGGAATTCCTGTCCGAGCCATTCCGGAGGCACCTGCAGGTAAGTTGTTTTGAATACGAGAGTATTCTTCTTTGGATGTATCTCATATTCTTCTACTTGCTCATTCGCCCAGTTGTTCTTGGATATCGGAGGATTGAAGCTCCTGAAATCCCAGAAGATATCACCGCCTCGCTTTGTGGACTGAGTTACTTTTCTCAGCTCTGCTTCTCCAGCAAACTGGTCCAACTCCTCAAACCAGTTTATGGCAATATATCCGACTGTTACTTTGATTGATTTAACTTTATTAGGGTCATCGAGACCCATGAAGAATATCTTTTGACCTGTAGGCTTGAACTCTATCGGAGTGCTGTAACTCTTGGGAATCTTGAATAGGTCTTCGAGGCCTAGCTTATAGATGCCCCATACGACCTGCGGAAAGATTGATGTTTGGATTGTGTTTGCTACATCTCTGAATAATACAGCGTTGGCAAACGGATAAGCTGCAATCAGCAGAGGGATTGATATTCCTCCTATAACGGAAGATTTCAAACTGCCTCTGCCTCCTGGAAGTATATATCTGCTGTGGCGATGATTCATTACATCATCGAGCCAGTCATCATATACCGGTGCTATACATTCTTTGATTGGTATGTTAATATTCATTGTTTCCTCCAAATGGCGGGGGCAGGATTTGAACCTGCGACCTCTTGGTTATGAGCCAAGTGAGCTGACCGAACTGCTCTACCCCGCTATAAAGGAGTGATAACTGTCTGCGACGCGTTCTTTTTGGCAAACATTTGTAGTTGATTGGTTTTTTTCGGAGGGTACAATCTTCTTGGTTTATGTAACACTCAGCTATCACTCCACAACGCCGGTAGGGTTCGAACCTACGATACTCGGAACCAAAATCCGATGCCTTACCGCTTGGCCACGGCGCTTTGAATCTTTATCTACTCCAATCCAGTTTAATGTTAATCTGATTATCGACAACACCTTGCTTATTCAGCTCTATCTTCTTATCGATATCCACTGTTCTCTTGGCAAGCTCCTGCGCTGCTTTTGTTCTCTCATTCAGAGAGGCTTCAAGTCCAAACTGGTCATTGATTTCTCCACGCATGACCCTTGTTAAATACTCCATGACTTCGGCTCCATCAGCTATCGCTTTCATGTCGCGTTTTTCTGTCAATTGTCCAATTTTTTTCTTGATATTAGCGTGAGTTAGTAGCTTGGATGCAGTTATCGCAGCCGTCCTTGGAGCATATCCAGCTTTTGTAGCTGCTTGTTTGCCATTAGGTTTCTTAATATACTCTCTACAGAATGCTTGCTCTCTTAGTGTTAAAGGTTTATCTGGATTATCGTATAGATTCTTCTTAGTGGATTTAGTATTCTGTTTATTCTTTTTACTATCTGCCACTTGTTTTTATTATCCTCTCTTTCCTTGTTAATTCTATTACATTCATATCACTTCCTCGTATATATAGCAAGTATTGCTGCTTTTAACTCCTGAGTACTCATCTTGGATATTTGAGAAGAACTGAATCCACATTCTTCTGCCACTTCTCTTAAATCCTGAGAATCATATTCTCTTATTCTCTTCTGAGCTGTAGCTGCGCTTGCTCCAAAATTCTTTTTAATTTGGTTTTTATCCACCGAAGTATTCTCATTACCATTCAGCTTGTCTTTCTCAGCCTTATTCTTAGCTATCTGTTTTTCTTTGATATCTTCATTCTTGGCGATATCCTTCTGAGCCCGATTTTTCTCATTGCCCTTCATTGTTGAAGTAGCTCCATCTTTCCTAGCTGCTTTCTCAGTCTTTTTTCTCCACTCCTCTCTTTCTTGAGAAGTCATATCATCAAAAGAAGAAGGAAGGGGTTTCTTTCCTTCTCTATGAGCCTTTCTGTTAGCAGTAGCTTCTTTAAAAGCTTTCTGATTAGGAGTTTCTTTCTTACTGGTCTTCTTCTCAGTATCATGCTCTTTAGCGGTCTTGAAATTAGAATCAGAAGTATCTCCACTCTGGAGCTTCTTATACTCAGCCTGCGCTTTCTTGAGTCTTGCTTTGATTTCTGCGGTATAAGTATCGTTAGGATGCTTTTTGAGCTGCTCCTTTAACATATCCACATTCTCTTTGGCATTCTGCAGATTACTTACCTCATGGTCACGAGCCTTATCAAATGAACTCTTGCCCTCTTTGGATTTCTCTTTACTCTTGAATCTGCTATCTACCTGCTTCTGGACCTTCTTATCCTTCGCTTTTATTTTATCACGCAGCTCCTTTGGACCGCCAATTGAACCGTCTTTATAGATAGGAACTCTGACACCGTTCATTGTCACCCAACGCTCAATCTCTTTTTCTTGCTTGGCCATTTTATTCTCCTCCTTATATCGGTTTGAAATCTTCTTTGATATCGCCAGAAAGTGTCATTACAAATTTCAAATAGGATATAACCTCACCCTTTTTTCTTTCAATGACAACTTCGTTATCATCTCGATTATCCTTATCCACTTTAGAATTAGTAAACACAAAAGCTTCCGGATACTCTACATAACTATCGATATCGGGCTGAACTCTTTTTGCTTTATCTAAAGCTACTTCATATGTAACCATCGTAACCCTCCTATCTCTTTCTAGCTCTAATCATCTTTTCCAGCTCATCCCGGATTCCAGGAGAATTCTTCAAAGATAGATTATCTACTCGGTCCAATTGAGTA